CTGATCTGTATCGCCCTCAATTCTAAAATCACAATTATTTCCATTGTCATTAAATATGAAATTACCATTAGTATCAAAGATCGCTCTCTCTACACCCTGTCCAATAAAGCGCATGTTTATAGCGCCGCTAGTACCAATATTGAAACTGCTAGTAGAAACACCCAACCCACAGTATGTACCAGCTTCATCATAAGGACGAAGATATCCTAGTGTTCCAATATTAGTATCAAGAATTTTGTCTGGATATTCCCACCTTACAAGATCGTCAAACTGAACTGTGCCATTTACATCTAATTTGGTCTGTGGTGAAGCCGTACCTATGCCAACATTTCCGTTGTCTACCGCCAATGCAGTATAACCATCTACAGTAAGCTGTTCAAAATGTCCACTGTTAGGAACATCGTTGCTTCTACCCGGACCAAGCACAAGTATCCTGCCGTTAGTGCCAGTTTTTAAAACGCGCCCTATGTTCTGAACTAACTCGCTAACACCAGCTGGTCTTACATTGGTCAAGCCGCCCCCATTATTAACATAAACTGTATTTCCAATACTAAAGCCATTAGTAACAACGCTTGGGAGATTCTGTGCTAAACCGAAAACGTGAACGTGACCCTCTGAGCCAGTTGTAAGCTCTGAAGCAAGCAGACCAATAGCGGGCATTTTTGCGGCGTTTGCGCAATCCGCTGGGGCGATAAGAGGCTTGCCATTAGACGAATAATACCCAGCAACATAAACGGGAGTGCCTTCAGCGATAGTACTTCCAGTATCGTTTCGACATTCTGTAATTACAACACCGTCTAGATCTCCGTAAAAAGCTTCGGCCGTAATATTACCATCAATATTTATAGCGCCAACACCGGTAACACTATAGCTATTAATATCTAAATTACCACCTAGTTGAGGGCTAGTATCGTCCTGAACACTATATAAAACGCCAGTAGTATTAAATTCTGAGCCAACCAATAATAAGCCGGTTCCTGCTGTATAAGTTCCACCACCACCACCGCTATTAGCATCGACGTAAGCTTTTACAGATTGTTGTGTTGGTATTTTTGTATCTGAATTAGAAGACATATCATCTTCATCAATTACGAAATTCATGGAAGATGTAGCGGTATCACTATTCATTACAGCGCCAGCGCTATCCACCGAACTGCTATCAACAACAACAGTTTCTGTAGCAGTAGAGATACTTGTAACATGACCATTACTATCAAGCGCAATATCTTGAATATAAGTTCTGCCACTATTATCAGAAGAACTGGCCGCGCTGATTGTTGGATGAGATGTTAAATATCCTACAGTGCTATGATCACCCCAGCCATAAGCAGTATTCCAATTATCTGAGTTGCCACCCGAAGCAGTAACAACACCACTTATCGTTAATCTTGTTTCAACACCAGAAGTGCCAACGCTAACATTTCCTAGAAAAAAATTGTCTGTACTAGGAATAATACGAATGCCACTACTTTCTATTACTCCGCTCACCTCTAATTTACCAGTTTCCTGAAATGCTAAAACTTTACTACTTTCATCTCCTCTGTAACTTAATGAGCCATCATTATTCCAAAAAGCTACATGACCTTCTGGACCAGACAGCCCACTAATATAAGATAAATTATTTACAAATATACTAATATTATCGCCACTATGTGCAATTAAGCTATCTGTTTCCCATATTATTCCATTATATTTAATACCATCTCCGCTATTAGCAATAGGGAAATTAGCAGGAGCTAGGCCTGACCAGGCGGTAATTCCATCTCCAATCTTAAATATGTTATAATTAGAGTCAAGTCCAGGTTCACCTCCAGATAATACTGGATTATTTCCCCAGTCGTCTCCTCTTCTAAGTTGTATAAGATTATTTACTGGCATATTAATTTAGGGTCCTGAAATATTTTAGTCTTATAAAATTATTATATAGAACGAATAAATGTTGTCAACTAAGGACTTCCTCCATCCATAACGGCCCAATAAATATACATAGGACTTGCGATACTCGTTCCAGCTAATTGAGTCATACCACTTAATGCTGTAGTAGAGTCTCCAAGAAAATATTCTGTATCTCCCAATGTTATACCGCTTGCTGAGAGCTTATGAATACCAATTCCAGCAGAATCGCTGATATCTTGATTCAATATGGTCCCATCAAGAATGTTACTACTTTCTACAACATTATTACCCAAGGTTGTATTTATAGTAAGATGAGTATTACCAAGATCAGTAAATGTAGCGTTAGCTATGCCGGTAATATCTCCGGTTAGTTCACCTGTGATAATAGGATCAGGAAGATTAGATGAAATATTGTTATAGTCTAAATTAGTAAGATTACTACCATCTCCATAAAAATAAGTAGCAGTAATATTACCGGAAGTATAAACATCTGGGGATGTATCTCCAATAAATTCCCATCTACTATCTTCAATATCCCAAACTAATTTATGTGTCTCACTGTTGTCATGATCATAAACCTGTATACCTCCAAGAACTTCAGATCCTGATACGTTAACCTGTATTATGTTGTCTCCAATATCAACAGTAGTACTATTAACGGTGGTTGTTGTACCATTAACTACAAGATTACCTCCTATAGTAATATTAGAAGTAGTAATTACATTACCAACACTAAGCGTATCAGAATTGGGGTTGTAATACAAATTGGTGTCTGTTTCTATTCCCTGAGCACCTGTAGCGCCATCGACAAATGTAAGATATACAGTTTCGTCAGCAGTATCATTAGCTGTAACAGTGACATTAGTAGATTCTGTAGCGGTATCAGCATTACCCGTTAAATTACCGCTAGTATTACCTAAAAACATAGATGCTGTAACATATCTAAAATCGCCAATATCTTTACTACTATTCACAACAACCGCATCGCCGGCGCTAACAGTACCAGCAACAACATCGTCTAGTACATTAACCTCTGCGGCGCTAGCAGTTACATCAGTGATATCAGATAAAGTATGATTATGATCATTGTACGCCAAGCCACTAGTATCTATGGTAATTTGACCATCAAAAGCATTTGTATCATAGGAAAGAAAAATTCCTGTTCCAGCAATGACTCCTGTGCTAACTATATCCATCACTTGTTCTGCACTAATGGCTGCGGCGGTTACCCTGGCGTCTACAGCAGTATTAAAGTCGGATATGTCTGCAGAATTTAATCCTGTAACAGATATTTGCAAGGTAGAAGTAGCATCATCATTATCGGTATATGTAAGCTGTATATTCTCTCCTTCAGTAAGAAGATTGCCAACCCTATCGTTTACAGCATCAATAAAGTCAGTAATATCTGTAGATTGTATGGTGGGATCACTAAGCTCAACAGTATATTGATTGTCAGCTGCAGACCAGCTAACAGCCACACCATTAGCTCCTGTCACATATGGAAATAGACCACTTATAGCAGTTTTAAAATCATCATCATAAGGTCTAAAGTAAGGAAGACTAGACCAATTGGTTGTCCCATCACCCACTTTGATATATCCGGTATTGGTTTCATAACCGAATTCACCCGCATTAAGAGTAGGATCTACACTGGACCATAGTGTGGATGTTCCTCTACGAACCTGTAATAGTGTATTGACTGCCATTTTCTATCTCCTTTATGGTGTGCCACAATCTATATTAGCTAAATCTAGAAAGTTTTGAATATAATTGTCTATGCCTATAATGTCACTTGCGTAAACCACTGTTCCAGTATAATAACCAGAACTTATTTCAACTTTTGCGTCCGTAGTGGTATCTATAGAGGTATTATGTGTATGATTAGTAATTGTTGTTGATATCTCAAGAATTTCTCGAGATTTAGTTATTTCTATTACCGGCAATCCCATTAGTTATCGCACTCCAAAAGTTCTGATGACTTACTAAACCTCTTAATTACGGTAGCTGTTCCGTACAACAACCTTAATACCTGTTTACCTCCACCAGCATACAAATCTTCATCACTTCTTAATTCTAAGTCATATTTGGCTGTACTAAAACCAAAATTATTAGTAGTATCAGCAGGTAATAAAAATTTTAGTCTACCAAGTTCTGGCTCTATAGTAAATTTATAGGTAGTATAATCTAAATTTTCAGTAGTAAATGTTTGTGTAGTGTTCAGATTTGTTTTCCATACAATTCTAGCACACCAACCAGTTAAATCGATTACATTACCGTCATCATCTTTGTAAACCAAGCTCATAGAAAAAGAAGAACCTTGTTCTATTTGAAAATCATATTTTGCTGCTGACATATCACAGCCCTTTTGGTGGTAAGCAATTGGTATATAACTAGATATACACCCTTTGTTTTGGGTATCATATATAAAAAGAAAGGCCAGTATTGCTACTGGCCCTTCAGATTAAAGTTAGACAATAATTTGTCTATTATAGAGAACCAATGAGAACTCTACGGTTATCTAGAACAGCAAAGCCTAGCTCGGCCCATCCGTAGAAACCAGCTCTCTTCTGACGATGCAAGCTGTCGTCTTCAAAGATCTGAACTTCTTGACGAACTGGCATGATAAAGCTGTCTCTCTTGCGTAAATCAAGACCAACAACAACTTCAGTATCACCAGCGGGCATTGAAGCCGCAAGGCTATCATCGTAGAACTTCTGGTACTGTTGACCAACACCGAGTTCATCAAGATCATGAAGATTAACACCGAAAATTCTATTCAGGGTGCCATCTGCAGCTGTATAGATTTCTCTGCGTGTTAATTCATCAACTTGATCAACGCCCCAGTTGCGAATGTCTTCCATTGCTTCTGGAGAAACGAAAAGATCAGTCAACATACCACGATTATTGCTGGAGCTATTACCTCCACCATTACGACGCATAACAGTTTTCATCAAACTTACCAATCTCTTGGTAAATTGACTTGCATTTGCATCGCTGTCATAAACGACAATATTGCGATCAACACCAGCTGCTAACAGCGTGTGCCAACCGTCATCATTCATCTTCTTAACAAAGGAAGCTTCTAGAACTTCCATTGCTCTGCCTACAACATCCCAACGAGCATCACGAGCATATTTCAGAAGATAGTCGATGCTAGCGCCAACGTCATAGGTTGGAACCATGACATAATCGCCTTCAACATGACGCTCTGGAATATATCCATGATTAGGAATGGTATAAGCAACAAAATCTTTCTCAGTTCCAGGTGCTAAAAAGTCAAGAGGAAATTCTGGAGTAGCGCTTTGTGCCAAAGAAATTGGCTCAAAAATACCATTCAGAACATCTCCACTTAAAACACCCTGTCGGAGTGGTAACTCTAAGGCTTTAGCAAATTCTGCGTTAGCAGCTAAAGATACCTCTCTGTTGGATGAGCCAGAACGAACTAAAAGCTCAGTTAATTCTGGAGTTGGTTGAAATCTTTCTTTATTATCTAACATTTGTGGTTCTCCCTTTTTATTTAAATTAGGCAATGTTTACTGCTACTTTTGCATAACCATCGGCATCTTTTGAACTCAAAAATCTGCCGACTCGATAATATTCATCTTCTGTGTCGCTGTCGGTAGGTGCAGTTGCTGAAAAATCACCATTAGCACCAACATAAGCTGGATCACCTGCGTCCGGAGATCCGGTTACATTAGATGTAGTTACCTGACCAACCTGTAGCAAAGTAACTTTGCCACCTTTTTGTACTTCGTCTTTGTGCCAGTTAATGTGTTGTCTAGTAAGATCTAAATCAACAACATCGTTTAGCAAAACTCCGACTGGTTTGCAACCGCTAGCAGTCGTTGCATAACTTACGACAGCTGCTGAGTCGTCCATGGACACACCTGAACCACCGGTTGAAATTGAAGCAACACCACCTCTAGTGGCAGTGCTACTCATGAAAAAAGAAACATCGGTTTGTAATTCGATACGATCTGGTTTTAGAGCCATTTTTATCTCCCTTTAAAAAGATACTTATTTGGTTGTTTTGTTAAGTCTACTACGAACAAAATCTACTAAAGCGGCTCTAGTCGAATCTTCTTCTGATTCAACTTCACCACCAACGCCAAGATTAACTTCTTCTTCTACCTCAACTTCTTCGAGAATTTCTGCATCAGCGTTATCTTCTGATGCTTTGTCTTTCTCTTCTTTTTTCTTCTTTTCTTCTATAGCTTCTTTAAGAGCTGGTGGCATTGCTGCTTCAGCATCATCTTCAGCTTTTTTCTCTTTCTTAGAATGCATCTCAGCTAATAAAGAAGTCATATCTTCGAAAGATTCATCACTCAAATGTTCAAATTTATCTGCGGTAGACCCAACTGTTTCGTTCTCAAGACCAGCTTCAAGAAGAGCAGCCATTCTCTTGGCCCTTTTCTCTTTCTTCATCATCTCTTCTTCTTTGGTCTTGTAGCCAGCAACAACCTCATTAGCAGCTTCTAAATCAGTAACATGCTTAGCAATTACTTCGTCTTTTTCTGCTAGCTCAGCGTCTTTTGCTGCAATTGTTTCATCTCGTTGTGCGATAATGCTATCTTTTTCTGCAACGACCGTTTCTAGTTCAGCTATTGTAGCCTCTCTGGTCTGAATAGTGGTCTCTAGCTCAGCCTTTGCGCCAGCCTCTGTTTTTTCAAGCGTAGCTAACTGTGCTTTGAGATCAATGTTTGCAGATTGTAACTCGTCGATAGCAAGCTTAGCCTCAAGCTTGGTTTTGATTTCTTCGATATCGTTTTCTAAACTCATAGTATTTGTCTCCGATTCAGATTGAGTACTGGACTGTGAAAATAATACACCTGTTTTATTAAAATCGTTAATTTTTTCTTCTTCAAAATTTATTTTTTCTTCTGCCTGTATTATATTTTGATTAAATATTATACTATCTTCATTTGCTGGTTTGTCAACAAAACCCTTCCCGCTAAAAGTAATATTTCTTAATACCCTGCCAATTTTATAATCTTCATGCTCACCAGCACCACCATACGCTCTAAGGTATTTGGTTAGATGTGCTGTATTTTCATCTCTTGCAAGAACTTTGTAACTACCAGTAACTTTATCTGTTATACCATAATCAAAGCCCTTAAAAAAGCATTCCATGCTAACATATTTGGTGCCAGATTCTATCTCAGATATTAATTTTTCTGCTCTTTCTTTTAGCTCAGGATTACTAAAACCTCTGTATATTACCGAACCTGTTAATATGTGATATTTTTCTGGTAATTCTTCCATAGATATATTATCATCAAGTAAATCTCCAGAATCTGATATTGGCCAATTTGATGTAATGTGACCTATAATTAAATTTTCGTCGTGCTCTAAATTTGTAGGTTTATCTTCTGGAGTATTCTTAGCGGCCCAGACTTCTTTTTTATCAAAAATATCATCATTTTTATTCCATGATGAAGAAACTAATATGGATTGTACATAATATAAATCTGAATCATCATAAGAAGCCGTGCTTTTTAAATTTTTGATATCTTGTTTTTTTTCTGGCTCAGTACATGGCTCGGCTATGCTAGCATAAGCAACAGATGCTGATGCTGAAATTTTTTCTTCTAGGCCGTCTTGTATTTCTTGTTCAAAAATTTTCATGAATAAACTCCATTATTGGTCAGCAAAAACAGAAGCATAAAAAGATGATTTAGCATATTTTGTTTCGTCAACAGTTAAGTCTCTATCCATCTCTGACTGCAATACTTTAAACCATTCGTAATACTTATACACAATGTCATTAGGTTTATTGACATTTTCTAAAATGCCATCTATGTAATTTTTATCTATTTTGCAGAAAGGTTGTGAATTAAAAAGTGCTGATGTTTTAACCTGATCTAGCATAGTGTTCTGTTCTTTGGATAAACTTCTCAGGTTTTTCTTATTAAAATACTCTAATATTATAGGGTTGATTGTTTCGCTTATTTTGTCTTGGGTCTCATTGGCCCATAATAAAAGTTTGGCTCCTGTCTGTGGAGCAAAATCTTTGGTTTTTCTTTTTTGTTTATCTTTGGAAAGCTTTGGACGTCCTTCACCGGGTTCTCCAGGCAACGATTCCGAAGACGGATCGTTAGCCAACTTCGTGGGCTTTGCTGACTGTTCCATCTTCATTTCCATAGGTGTTTTTTCTCCTTGTTTTTTATCACTTAGTTCTATATCGAGTTCACTTGGCGTAACCATCCCTAGCTGCAATAGAGTTTTCTTTAGTGAATTTTCAAATTGAGGATCGTGCCACGGACTAGCTTTTTTAACCATTCTGCCTCTATTTCTATCTCTTGATTCTCTATTTAGTCTAGTTTTTTCCATATCTGGATCAAAGCCAAATCTCTTTTGTACAATTTCGTCGCTGATAATACTTCTATCAGCTAGTTGAATAAGCAAAGCTTTTTCAGCTTCTTCGTTAGATAGGTCCATTCTGTCAAATTCTATTTTTGCTGCTTTTCTGAAGCCCATAGCTTTCTGTACCGCCGCAATCTCATTTTGCCAAAAATTCATCAAAACATCACGACCATATTGTAGTCTCTGAGTTAATGTTTTAAGGCTTATGAAATTATTGGTAGTGCCTGCTGCTCCAAATGTTCCTGTTAGAGTCGGGGGTATACCCAAACCAGCATAAACGGAATTCAAATGGGGAACATACTTACCTTCTCCAAGAAACTGATGAACATTTGTTTTACTTTCTAGTAACTCTATATCTGGACCCCATACGAGATCCATTGTGCCTCCCCCAACATTATTCCCTAAAATTTGTGCTAATTTAGCTGTTGCTGCTTTTGTAGGAGCGATTTTATGATCTAGGCTACCCAGCTTAAAAATTCTTATATTGGATATGGCCCCGTCCAAAGCTGCCATGTCTGCTAATTTTAATTTTTCTATGACATTAATATCGTCCATAATAGCATAAATCATAGGATATGCCCAACTTTGCCAATCATCTTTTTTGTAATGATATACGGCTATTTTCTCAGGAGTTAAGGGATATGGCTTCTTTTCTTTTGCTGCTGTGATGATCGAATCAGGAAGATTTGCTATAATATCCTTGTCTGCTTCTGTTTTAGGACTATTGATAAGCTTGCGGATATGAGCTGGTAAAGATAATTGATATCTTTTTTGGTATACAAAAGAAGATAAAGAACCAGCAGCTACATCTACATAGACAGGATCTATAAATGTATATCTCCAAGGTATTTCTTTTTTGTCTACATTGATATCTTCTATATCATTCACAATTATGTCTGGCTT